CTGGACAGACCAGCACAGCCTAATATAGTTTACAAGCCGACAGACAGAACTCCGAAGCCTAAACCTGTAATAGTAGAGTTAAAGGATTGGCCAAGGTTCCCACAGGCATACATGAACGTTAAAAACTTCAAAGAGAAGCCATTAGCATCTACAGATTACAAATGCGATAAACCTGATTGTTTATATTGTTATTGCATGCGGGAGTGTGTTAAATAATTTCCCACAAGCCGGTTGAAATATATCGGCTTTTTTGTATATTGCATCATATTTAACAGGGCAACTATGGAAGTAGTGAGCTATATTTGCACTGTATTTCATCTGTAAACTTTAAAAGGCCGGAGGCGGCACTCACTACACGCCTACCGGTCTTTTTTCATTTTTATGAACCCATACGAATACCAGCAACGTGGTATTAACGAAATCATTGAAAAGTTCGATACAAAAGACCGCCTATTGTATCAACTGGCAACAAGTGGCGGCAAAACTGCAATTTTCTCTTTCTTGTCAAAATGGTGGATTGAAAACCATTCTACTAACGTTCTTATCGTGGCGCACCGTGAAGAGTTGATAGGACAGGCTGAGAAAACCCTTTGCGATATTGGCATAGGTAGCGAAACAATTACTAGTAAGGTCAAACATCCGAAACACCATAGCAGAGTTTACATAGCAATGGTTGAAACGGCAAATAATCGTTTGAAACGAAACCCTTACTTTTTCAAAGGCGTTGGGTTGGTGATAGTTGATGAATGCCACATACTTGTATTTCACAAGCTATTTGAATTCTTTCATGGTTGTAAGATTTTGGGATGTACAGCTACACCTTGCGTGCAAAAGAAAATAGTATTTTACAAATGCCCGTTTTGCAAGTCGGAATCGCATAATCAAGATGAATGTTGTAATGAAGAAATGCAGGAATGGTCAAGGCCCTTTACTATGTCTAAAATATATGAGGATATTATAGTAGGGCCATCCATTGCAGAATTAATTGATTTTGGTAGTGTAGTACAGGAAATTAGCTTCATAAAACATTATACAGACGACACACAACTAAAAACTGATTCCGATGGTGAATTTACCACTGAGTCAATAGATAAGGCATACAATAATGAAAATGCTGTTTTTAATGTACTTCTTAATTACCGTGAGTTATGCGAGGGAAAGAAAACTATCATATACAATAGTAGTAGCAAGGCGAATCTTACGGTTTACCAGCGTTTTGTAGATGAAGGCTTTACCAACGTCCGAATGTTTGATAGTGTGAATAAAAGCGAATCTGGAAAACGAAAAGAGTTGCTGGAATGGTTTGACGTTACACCGGATGCTATTCTATGTAACGTTGGTGTTTTTACAACCGGGTTCGATTCCCGCGAGGTGCAAGCCATTATACTTAACAGGCCTACCGGATCTTTATCGTTATTTATCCAAATAGCCGGCCGCGGAGCTAGGGCATCAAAAAAGATTTTTAAGGATAACTTTATTTTTATTGATGGAGGTGGTAACATAGATAGATTTGGGGAATGGTCTAGTGAAAGAGACTGGCGTTCTATTTTCTTTAATGGTACATCCAAAGAAAAAGCCAAAGTCCTTAATGCTATGGATATTCAAGATTGCCCTGAATGCGGAGCTTTGTACCCTAAAAACTCAAAGCAATGCCCAGAGTGTGAACACGAAATCGAAGTGATCGACCGCCCACAAAGCCAAATTGAAGAAAGCAAAGATGTTTTGGTGCCAATTAGAAAGATACCACCGCCAAAAGCTGAGAAAATTTACCAGTACACTATCAATCAGGGCGGTGATCTAAATTTTGCATGGCGTATTTTAATAAATTACATAGTGGATATGTTCAAGATGTACCAGGTAACTAAAGATACTTATGAGAAAACTTTAGCCAATGGCAAATTTGAAAAACGGGTACTGGCATTGATTAGACCTTCATATTTCACGCTAAAGGGGAAGTCAGACCTTCAATCAGGAATTGAACGTACAATGAATTACTTCGTAGTTCAGATTAAGAAAAAATTAGACGCTAAATATTATGCTTAAAGGAGAAAATTTAATACAACAAGAGGCTGTAATTTGGTTTAACAACACTCACTGCCTTAAACATCATCAACCACGGTGTATAATATTTAGCGTGCCTAATGAATCCGAAAGTGGATGGGAGGCGCAAAAGAAAGTGAACACAGGTCTTATGCGCGGAGCTAGCGACCTTATTGTTGTGCTTCCATCAACCGCGCTATTCATGGAATGTAAAACTGAAATAGGTGTTCAATCGGAAGCGCAAAAATCTTTTCAGGAAAGAGTTCAGTCATTAGGGTTTAAATACCATATATTTAGATCCCTTCACCAATTTCAAGAAATAACCAAACGCTACATATAATGGCTGAAAAAATATTAATATCCATATTCAAGAACTTTCAGGATACCAAAGATGTTGATTTTGGTCTTGATGATTTCTTGAAAGGTGTCAAAAATGGTAAATGGCAAGATCAGGTTTTGGATGTACGTATTACATCAGACAAGACATTGCAGGAGAGAAAGAAAAAGGCATGCCCTATGGTTACGATTTCAGGTAGCTTTGAGGGTCGCAAAAACACCAGTATGCGAAAGCACTCTGGTTTCGTGGCAATTGATGTGGATAAAATCGAAAACCCAAATGCTGTAAAGGAGTTAGTGGCAAATGATAAATATATTTATGCCAGTTTTATTTCGATACGCGGACAGGGGTTGTGCTTGATTTTCAGAATTGATGGTACGCGGCATGACGATGCGTTTGAGTCAATCTCTTCATACCTATATGAAACATACCAGATAATTGTCGATCCTTCGGGCCGAAACCTTGCAAGGAGCCGTTTCGTTTCTTATGATCCGCACTTAATTGAGAACCCAAACGCACTGCTATTCAAGAAATATCTACCAAAAAAAAAACCGAAAAAAGAAAATCGTGTAGTATTTGTTCAGTCAGATTTTGACGAAATTGTAAAGCAACTATATGAGCGCAATGTTAATTTGTGTGAGGATTACGTTGACTGGGTTGCAATAGCATACGCGCTTATTTCTGAATTTGGGGAAAATGGAAGGGATTACTTTCATACGCTCTCAAGCTTATCCAGCAAGTACAATTCAACAGATACCGACCGACAGTACGATGTTTGCATTAAAGCGCATGGAGAGAACGGAAGCCGCGATAAGATAAGCAAAATCGGTAGCATATACTATTATGCCAAGCAAAACGGAATTGACATTTACTCTGCCAAAACTAAGGAAATTATTCGGGCTACTATCAGCCAAACTAAGGCTGGAGTAGATCAGGCTGGTGTAGCCACTTACTTGCAAAAGTACCACCAAATCACAAGCGCAGAAAGTACGCCGGTAATTGAGCAAACGATTCAAAAAGACATCAAATTCGAGTCTGAAAATATCATCGAGGATATTCAAAGCTATTTGGCTTCTTACAATTTACGTAAGAACGCGCTTAGCCGTAACATAGAAATGAATGGCCGACCGATTGATGATAGCGACATTAATTCGATTTACATTGATATAAAAGCGATTGCCGATAAGGTTACAAAAGACCTGGTAACCGCAGTGTTGTTTAGTAATCGTATTGAACTTTACCATCCAATAAAAGAGCTACTAGGGCAGGCTGTGGAAGTTGACAAATCATACCCCAACCTATTGGTATTGCTGGAGTCCATCAAATCCGACACCCCAAACTACAAGAAATGGATTAGAAAGTGGTTGATTTCATTGGTAGCCAGTGCTTACGGTCATTACTCCCCTCTTACATTGGTGTTTTGCGGTGAGAAGCAAGGTACCGGTAAAACACACTGGTTTCGCTACCTGCTGCCAAAAAAGCTACGCAACCTTTACGCTGAATCCAAAATGGATAATGGTAAGGATGATGAAATTCTAATGACCAAGAAGTGGATTATACTTGATGATGAGTATGGTGGTAAGTCTAAAAAGGAATTTATCAAGATGAAGAATATTACTAGCAAGGAATGGGTTAACGTTCGTGAGCCATACGGGCGTGTTTCCTTAGATTTGCGGCGTTTATCTATGTTTGGCGGTACATCTAATACCCTTCAAATATTGAACGACCCTAGCGGAAACAGGCGCGTTCTACCAATACATATAACCGGGATCATTGACCGTAAGTGTTACAATGAATGTGATAAGGAGGCATTATTCCATGAACTGTATGATGCTTACAAGTGTGGAGAATGCTACACCATATTGAATGAGGAAATTGAGCTACTGAAGGAATCCACATATGAGTTCAAAGAATCGAACGCGGAGGAGGAATTAATAGCGCATAAGCTTGCACATGGAACAGCACAAACCGGTGAATGGCTCAGCATAACCCAAATCATACAATACTTGATTGCAGATACCAAAATCAACACCCTCAATAATACGCGTATTGGAATGATATTAACTGAGTTGAAGTATGAAAGCAAGCGCAAGAAAATAAACGGAACGACCGTAACAGCCTATTTTGCAAACAGAACTAATGGAAATGAGGTTGCACCCCATGTATTTTAGGAAGGGTGCAACCAAGGGTGCAACCAAGGGTGCAACCGTTAAAAACAGCCTTTAAAGTACTTTAAATAAAGATTATTATAATAAAAGTATATATAGGTTGCACCCTTACATCAAATAACGTAATAAACGCCTAGAAATAAAATAAAGTTCATTTGAAACTTAGACACACATATAACTATATTTACAGCAACAAATTAGAGTCGTTTTTTATAAAGGGTGCAACCTGGCAAAAAGGGTGCGTAACTGATTGATATTCAGTATAGAAGCAAGCAAAAAATGCCAGGTTGCACCCGTTGGCTTCACCACCTCACACCAAATAACACAAACAAGATGAAAAAACTAGAAACAACAATCAAACGCGGCGTATTCGAATACACGCAAGTACAGAGAAACGAAAACAACGCTATTTACGCCCAACGTATTGCCGAATCGGGCACTTTAGTAGGTCATGAGGTATTCCGCATTAATCAGTATCCAGAACGTGAAATAATGGGCAATGTAATAGCTGCTCACGAAGCTATGCCAGGTGATAATCAATTTGGCGTTTCAGCATGGAGTACGGGTACTGATGTTAATCGCGCTATTGCTAAATACAACTTAATTAATCAACCCGCTGCCTAACATGAACCCACTAAAAGTAAAAATTAAGAAGTTGCCCGGGTGGTCGGGGGTTGATTAATAAATAAATTGTATATTTGAACTAAAAATAGGTTTAAATAGGATTACATGCCATATCAAAAAGGTGAGGGTGGCCGACCTAAAGGCTTACAGAATAAGAACACAAGATTAGTTAAGGAGGTATTTGCCGAAGTCTTTGAGTCACTTCAAACCGTACCTGGTGCTTGCCTTATGGACTGGGCTAAAGATCAACCGACTGAGTTCTACAAATTAGCCAGCAAGCTTATCCCTACGCAACTGGATGCTACTGTAAATCAAAACATTAACGTTTTAAACTTAGACCCGTTATCGAACATAGATGATTCAGGCAACGACAGCACTACGGAAGATAGCGGGGCTTAGAAAGCGCATCAAGGGCATACAGGGAGGACAGGGTGCGAGCAAGACCTATTCTATCCTAATGCTACTTATCAACCATGCCAGTTCTAATGAGGGGAAAGAGATATTCATAGCATCGGACGAATTGTCTAAGATGCGTATAACAGTTATAAAGGACTTTCTAAACATCATAAGAGCCTTTGGTATATTTGACCGTGTTAACTGGGTTGATGGTACTTTGTACCGGTTTCCTAACGGCAGCTTTATTAAATTTATTGGACTTGATAAAGAAGATATTGGTAAGGGGCTAAGATCTGATATTATATTTGTCAACGAGGCTAACAAAGTAAAGTTCGATACTTACAGGGAGCTTACCAGCCGTGCCAAGCAGATTATAATTGACTTTAACCCCAATAAGAAATTCTGGTTTCACACCGAAGTTGCCACCCGTAACGATTGCGATTTCATTAAACTAACTTTTCTTGACAATGAGTTTCTAAGCAAAGAAGAACGAAACGAAATTTTACGCTACAAGACCAGGGGTTACGATGAATCCGGCAATGTTATTAATCAGTATTGGGCTAATATGTGGCGAGTATATGGATTGGGCGAGGTCGGACAGGTTGAAGGTAGGATATATATTTGGAACAGTATTCCGTATGAAGATTACCTCAAAATCAACAAGAAAGAATACTTTGGTAATGACTGGGGTAAGGTTGACCCGTGGGCTGTTGTGGGTTGTAAGTATCATGACGGTAATTTATATGTTGACGAGCGTAACTACGAAAGTGAAAACGAAATAGAGCGCAAGCTATCACCAACTGAGCTACATGCAATACGTGGTGCTAATACAACTCAACTTAATGGTGATGAACATGATGGATTAGTGAGCTGGAAGTTCAAACAGTTCGGTGTTCCACATGATGCAATAGTGGTTTGCGATAATAACCGGCCTAACAAGATACGTTCCTTAAGGCGAGCAGGGTGGGAGTATGCTATTGCTGTTGGCGGCAAGCAGGATTTGATAAATCGTATCGGAACATTATCGGGACTGAATATATTCTACACCGACCGTTCAACCAACATCGAAGCTGAACAAGAAAACTATTGCTATGCAAAAGATAAGTGGGGTGTTATTCAAGAGGAACCCGTTGACCAGGATAATCACACCATAGATGCTATTGCCTATTGCGTAAGCCGGATGTTTGCTGACGGTATAATAAAAAATGTTTAATATGGTAAAAGACAATCCAATAGTACACAAAGCATCATTACAATTATTAACACCACGAATAATAACGTATCTTGATGATAAAGCAAATTTATGGATAAAAAATAACCTGAACAGCGCTAATGTCCATGAGCGAATCGGAATTATGAGTGGCTACAATACTATATCAACTAACCTAAAATGTGGAGGATATTGTGATATGTGGAATAAGGAAATAGCTATTAAGGAGGACTATATACAGGTAGTTCTTCACGAATTAAGCCATTCATTTCAGGCTGATTTGGGTATTACTGAAACGTTGCGTAATTTATTATCAGACCACTTGAAAGAAGAACAGCAATGCGAAACAATGGCCAAGTACTTATATCAAAAAATACATCATAAAACAGGCGACAGAATCTTTACTGCCTATATGGATAATCATAGTTTAGACTTTTTACGGGACTGGTATAAAGGGAGCTTTATTGAATTGGATATATAAAAAATGTTTAGGTTTGTAAAAAGTTGGTATATTAGCGAAATAAATATTTTATAAGTTGAATTTAGCACAAAAGTTTTTTGCAAACTGGATGGGTATTGACCCTATCACGGTTGACTACAATACATTCGATATAAAGGATGTATCGCCTGAAGCTTTTTTTACTGATATAAGCGATAACTCAAAGAAATTCAAAGCGGTATTTAGCAACCCTGCATGCCTGAAGGTTATTAAACTTCAATGCGACTTATTCAGCTTAGGTGAGGTATCTGTTTACCAGGGCGATAAGATAGTTCCCGACGATCCCTTTCTTGCAAGGTTACGCAACCCGAACCCACTCCAATCGTCCCGGCAATGGCTTTGGGATTTTATGTTCTGGAATATGTTTGGCAATAACTATCTATATTTGGATAGTAATATAGCTGACAATGAGCGTAACAAAATGTACTGGCTTATTCCTGAAAAAATAGAATGGCCAAAAGATATTGAAGCAAAGCGGGATAAGTTAATATTTTCTGAACAGGGTAAAAACGATATACTTAATACCCAGTTAAAGTATAGATATAAAGACGGTAGTGCCATTTCTTTTCCCTATTCAAAGCTAATTGCAATAACCGACCTAAGTAACGGGCAAGGCGATTGGTTTAAAGGCCGTTCAGCGTTAGATGCACTATACAAGGTTATTTCAAATAGTGAGGCTTCATTAGATGCTAAAAACATCAATACCCGGTACTCGGGTAAATTCTTAGTAGCCGGGCAAGCGGATCCTGATAATGTCGCTCATCTACCACTAAGCACAAAAGAGAAAGAAGATATTGAAACAAAGATAAATGGTAGGAAGCAAGTGCATGCTACAAAATCAATGATTGATATTAAGCGATTTGTTGAGAATCTTGCTAATTTAAAGCTCGATGATAGCTATTTAGCAGATTACTTTGTAATTGGTAATATGTTCAATATACCTAAAGACGTACTGGAGGCTTCATTAAAAGGTACGACTTACGAGAACCAGGAAAAATCTACTATGCGCCATGTGTCCTATACACTACAGCCAAAGGGTAACGAGCTGTTCGGAGCTATAGCCAACAAGTTAGGGTACACAGAACAGGGCAAATCAATCGTCATGGATTGGGGTCATTTGCCATTTATGCAGGTGTTTGAAAAGGAACGTGCCGAAACAGAAAGTACTAAAATATCCACATTTGCAAATTTGCTAAAATTAGGTGTATCTTTGGAAGAAGCTAATGCATATTTAGACCTAAATTTCAAAAGTGGAAAAGCAGAAAGTAACACCGGAACAAATAGCCAAGGCCAAAATGGAGAAAGCTAAACGCGATAAAGCTTTAAATGATAATCAGCTAATCAAAAAAGATGAAATTAGAGATACCAGTAAATAAAGCCGGTAAAGAGTTGTATTCATGGCTTGTAGAAAACAAACAAGTTATTGTTTCGCAAAAGAAATTCCATCTAAAAGAAGCGGATGCAGCTCATTCTTATATTTCATTGGTAAACGAAAAGGGCGATGTAGTTAAAGCCGAAGCAGCTAATGTAGGTAGTGATGCTACAAAGATAAAAGCCCGTTTGGTTATCAATACTACAAAGCTTATGGATAGCCATAGCGATGTGCATATTGATGGGTTATGGAATAAGTCATTATCTCAAACTAATCTTATATATTTGCTGCAAGAGCATTCCATGACTTTTAAGGGCATTATTACAGATGAAGTAAAGGCCTTTACAAAGACATACTCATGGAAAGATTTAGGTTTTGATGCTCCAGGTAACACTCAAGCGTTAGTGTTTGATGCGGTAATTGATAAGAACAGGAATGAGTTCATGTTTGACCAGTACCGCAAAGGTTATGTAAAAAATCATTCAGTTGGTATGCGTTATGTTAAAATAGCGATGTGCATTAATGATGAAGATTATAAAGAGGAGTTTTCAAACTGGAATAAGTATTACGAAGACATAGCTAATAAAGATTTAGCCGATCAACAAGGTTATTTCTTTGCTGTTACCGAAGCTAAAGTAGTAGAGGGTTCAGCAGTACCCAAAGGAAGCAATTTTATAACACCTACGATTAGCGTAGAGCAAGATAAAGCAGAGCCGGAACATTCCCCTCAGCAAGATAACGAGCCGGCCGGTGCCACTCACGAAGTAGTAAAAAGTTTTATTAACCCAAATTTTTATTAATCATGTTCAAATACAAAACAGAACAAGAATTAGTAGCATTAACACCGGCTGAAAGAGATACTTACGCAGCAGAAAAGCGTACTCACGAATCGGATTTGTTAAACAAAGCTATTGAAGCCGCTAACGAAACTCTAAAAACAGAGTTAACTAAAGCGCAAAAAGAAGAAGTAGAAAATCAGTTGAAAGCTATGAAAGCCTTGACAGGTGTGACTAAGGCCGAGTATGATGCTTTGGTTGAATCGATTGACCAACTGAAGGAGTCTAACGGCGGTAACGCCGCACCAACTGAAAACTTCATGGCAGTTCTTGAAAAAGGATTAGCTGACCTATTGCCTAAAGTTAAAGCCGCCGCTGCAAAAGCCGGTGATACCCCATGGGAATTATCAATTGAAGTTAAAGCCCCTGTTAACATCGCTACCACTGCTATCGGTAACGCTTCGGGTCAAACCATCCCGGTTAGCTATGTTTACCAACAAGTAAACAGCTATGCGTTAGATGTTCGTAACCAGGAGTTTATCATTAACTTTTTGGATAACGGTACTACTGACAAAGCAGCTTTGCCATATATGGATAAGTTGCCTACTCAGGGAACAATGGCTATTACAGCAGAGGGCGCGTTAAAGCCGCTTATTTCAGTATCATTTGAACTGCGTTATTCAACTGCATTTAAGATCGCCGGACGTTCTAAGCTATCAGAAGAAGCTTTGGATGATTTACCTGGTATTATGTCAATTATACGTGGCGAGTTAATGTATGAGCATGACATTGCAGAACAAACCGCAATATTCGCCAAGGTGGCTACATTTGCACCAGCCTTTGTTGCTGGTAATATGGCTGCAAGTACAACTTCGCCAACTAATTATGATGCTATTAGAGCAGCTATTTACGCTGTAAAAATAGCTTCTAAAGGCAAATACTTACCGAATGCGGTATTAGTTGATAGCTCAGACGTATACCGTATGGGTGCAACTAAAGACCTTAACCTTAACTATGTATTGCCTCCTTTCGTGTTGCCAGATGGCACGCGTATTAGCGGCGTGCAGATTGTTGAAACCAATAACACTGACGTTGTGCCTGCCGGAACATTTATAGTCGGTGATTGGAGACGCTTACGCCGCAGGGTATACAAAGGATTTACGGTTCGGATTGGCCAAGGTATCAACACCGGTTTAGTTGATGGTTCTGTAACCGTTCAATCTGACTTTGAAAGCAACATGTACACAATGTTAGGTGAAAGCCGTTTACACTTGTGGATTTATGAAAACGAAAAAGTAGCATTTGTTAAATCAACATTTGCCGCAGTTAAAACAGCAATAGCAGCAGCATAATCATGGCAGACGAAAAAGCAAAAGCGGTTACTAAAGACAGTATAGTACTGGCTCAAACCGAGTACAAAGGCAATTCGCACTTTGATACAGAAGATGTAAAGTTTATTAAGGATAGCGACTTTTACAAAGAGGGTGATACCGATACGGTACACCCTACAGTTGCCGCTATTTTCCGTGAAAAGGGCTTAATAAAATAAACAAGCATCCATGAACCCCATTGTACAACCGGAGGACTTTGTAGACGAGCTGGAGATAGCGAACGTAGACACGGATAAAGTAGCTAACCAATTAACTCGAATGATAGAGAAATATCAGGAGGAAGTATTGGAGAAAATATTAGGACGTGATCTGCTCGCGCTATATGAAGCGGGTGTACAGATTAGCCCTCCTGCTGCACAATGGGGTAATTTAACCAAACGGGTTAAACCGGTTATCGCGGGCGTTGTTTATTACTGGTATATGCGTAACAACCATACGACCACAGCGGCATTAGGTGAGGTAAAGGGCAAGAGTCAAAACTCGGTATCAGCAAGTCCTGAATACAAGATGGTGAAGAATTGGAATGATGTGGTGGATGCGGCATTTAAATGCGCTGATTATATTTCTAAAAATTCAGATATGTACGGCAATTACTATTTTTCGCTGTATAACTATCGTTTAGGCGGATGGAGTAGGCGTTGTTTACCGGATATATTTCAGCGTATTAACACCCTGAACATATAATGGAGCCACTATACCTAACCGATGTTTTCGGACAGATAGTAAGCCGTGTCAGTGCAAGCCTAGCATTTTGCAACCCTAAAATAAAACAGGTCTACTATATCTATGGTAATCCCTTAGAGGTTGGAGATGTGTTGAAGAAAGACAAGGAAAACAAAGTGTATGATAAATATCCTTTAGTGATCTTGTTTACTGACATAACTAATACCAGGGGTACAGTTGGATATGATAGTACTGTTCCTGTCCGAATAGCTATTGTAAATAACACTGAACACAACTATCGTGCGCCAAAGCGTATGGAC